GGAGCTCATGCGGCTGTGGACCGACGCCCCCGCGGGGATCTATTCCGCAGGCTTGAAGCAGCGCGACCTGAAGTCCCCGATCCTGTTCGCCGGGATCCAGTCCATCCACAAGCACGTCTACGACGTACAGCAGTGCGACCTGGTGCTGATCGACGAGGCCCACCTCATCCCGCGCTCAAGCAACACCATGTACCGGCGCTTCCTCGACGGCCTCAAACGCCTGAACCCGGACATGAAGGTCATCGGCCTGACGGCCACGCCGTACCGACTGGACTCCGGGCTGCTGCACGAGGGCAAGGATGCGATCTTCACCGACGTGGCCTTCGAGGCCTCGGTGCGCGAACTGATCGACGACGGCTACCTTGCACCGGTGATCTCCAAGCCCATGGCCACGCAGATCGATGTCACCGGGGTCGGCACACGCGCCGGGGAGTTCATCGCCAAGGAGCTGGAGGCGGCGGTGGACAAGGACTCCATCACTCAGGCGGCCGTGGACGAGATCGTCACCTTTGGTGAAGACCGCAAGAGTTGGCTGGTGTTCTGCGCGGGGGTGGACCACGCCCACCACGTGCGCGACGCCATCCGCGCGCGTGGGGTGACCTGCGACACCATCGTCGGCGACACCCCCAGCGCGCAGCGCGAGGCCCTGATCAACGACTTCAAGGCCGGCCGCATCCGCTGCCTGACCAACGCCAACGTCCTGACCACGGGCTTCAACGCTCCGGGCGTGGACTTGATCGCCATGCTGCGGCCCACCAAGTCGGCCGGCCTCTACGTTCAGATCGTCGGCCGTGGCTGCCGGCTGGCGCCGGGCAAGGAGGACTGCCTGGTGCTGGACTTCGCCGGCAACATCGCCCGCCACGGTCCCATCGACGCCATCAAGCCCAAGCGCCCCAAGGCGGGCGAGGATGGGGAGGCGCCGACCAAGGTCTGCCCGGAGTGCAATAGCGTGGTGCATGCCGCCGTGCGCGAGTGCCCGGATTGCGGCCACCTGTTCCCGCCGCCCCAGGTCCACCTGGACGCGCAGGCCAGCACGCTGGACGTGCTGTCGTCAGGCAAGTCGCAGTGGTTGCCGGTCACCGGCGTGAACTACGCGCGCCACGACAAGCCCGGCAAGCCGCCGTCGCTTCGCGTGGACTACCTCACCGGGCTGTGCAGCCACAGCGAGTGGGTTTGCTTCGAGCATCCTGGTTACGCCCGCCAGAAGGCGGTGTCCTGGTGGGCCCGGCGCGCCCCTGGCTTGCCCGTTCCGCAGCGCGTGGACGAGGCCCTGGCGCTGCGCACGCGGCTCAAGCCGCCGGCTGAGATCGCCGTGCGGCCCAGTGGCCGGTTCACGGAAGTCGTCGCAGCGCGGTTCTAAGTGCTGTGCGCCATCTGCCGGCGCGACGCCCGTGGCTTCGGGTTCGCGCCGGTCCTCATTGGCGTTGATGCACCCAGCGTGAAGCTGTGCTCGATGCGTTGCATGGACTTGGCCCGGAGGCTCAAAGGGATGATCGATCCGAACAAACACGAAGAGGCAGCGCTGGAGGCAGCCGCGCAGGCCGGAGGGGTCTATGTCGAGCTCACCGGCAAGACGGACCTGGTGGCCTGGACAGCGGAGGAATGGGGGCGTCTGGTCGACGTCATCGTCACCGAGTTCCAGGATGTGCTGCGCCGGGCCTATGCCGACGACCCCCCGTTTTGAAGGCGGCCATGACCCACACCAACTACATGGCCCAATTGGGCGCCACTCTCATTGACCAGGGCTTTGCGATCCTGCCGATCCAGCCCAACACGAAGAAGCCCGGACGCTTCCGCCGCGGGGCGTGGCACGACTACCCTGAGTGGAGCCGTCACTGCCAGCGCGACACCACCGACCACGAGATCGACCTGTGGGCCAACTGGCCCGGTGCCGGGGTGGGGGTGGCCGCAGGCCGGGTGATCGGCATCGACATCGATGTCGACTTCTCCGCCGAGGTTGCTCTGCGCATCGAGGGGCTAGCCAAGCAACTGCTGGGCGATACCCCGGCGGTGCGGATCGGCAACGCCCCCAAGCGGCTGCTGGTGTACAGGGCCGCGGAACCCTTCGCGGGCTTCAAGTACCCACCCATTGAGGTGCTGGGCCTGGGCCAGCAGTTCATCGCCTACGGGCTTCACCCCGACACCGGCAAGCCCTACGAGTGGCCGGTGTCCACGCTGGCCGATCTCCAGATCGACGAGTTGCCCGAGATCACGGAGGACCAGGCCCGCGAGTTCGCCCGCCAGGCCTACGAGCTGGTGCCGCCTGAGCATCGGCCGAAGTCGCTGGGAGTGGGCCTGCAGGCGGCCGTGCCCGCAGCCCCCTCGGGGCAGCAGCGGGGGACGCTGGAGGCCATCACCCAGGCCCTGCCGCACATCGTCAACGCCGACCTCGACTACGACAGCTGGGTGCGCCTGGGCATGGCGCTCAAGGGCGCGCTGGGCGAGGAGGGCTGGCCGCTTTTCGAGGCGTGGTCGGCCAGCTCGGCAAAGAACGAACCCAAGACCACGGCCAAGGCCTGGCGCAGCTTCAAGCCGACGACGATCGGCGCTGGCACGGTCTACCGGCTAGCGCTGGACGCCGGCTGGGAGCCGCCCCCGGAGCTTCAACTGAACGGCGAGATCGTGATGAACGGGCACCATCCGGCGCGCGAGATGCTGCAGGCGCTGCAGTCAGCGAACCCGATCAGCGTGTTGCCGGCGCCCGTACCGATGCAGGCACCGCAGGCGTCTGCCACCACACCCCCAGCGCTTCCGCCTCCCAAGCCGCTGCCTGCGGGTTGGGACCAGGTGGGCGGGGTGATCGCCGACATGATGGTGCTGATGGCGGCCACGGCCAAGCGTCCGCAGCCGGTGCTGGCCCTGGGCGCGAGCCTGTGCGCCGTCGGGGCGCTCATGGGCCGTAAGTACCGCACCGAGAGCAACACCCGCTCGAACCTCTACGTGGTGGGCATCGCCGAGAGCGGCGCCGGCAAGAACCACAGCCGAATCGTCATCAACGAGCTCTTCCGCAAGGCCGGGCTGCTGCAGTACCTGGGCGGCAACAAGATCGCGTCGGGCTCAGGCCTGCTGACCGCCATCCAGCGTCAGCCAGCGATCCTGTTCCAGCTCGACGAGTTCGGCATGTTCCTGTCGGCCGCTGCCGACCGCAAGAGATCGCCGCGGTACGTCTGCGAGATCCTGGACCTGATGACTGAGCTCTACACGACCTCGGGCACCACCTACTTCGGTGTGGAGTACGCCAGCAGCCAGCACAACGACGCCCACCGGGCCATCCACCAGCCGTGTGCGTGCATCTACGGCACCACCACGCCGCTGCACTTTTGGCAGGCCCTGCAGGCCTCAAACGTGGCCGATGGGTCCCTGGCGCGCTTCCTGATCATGGAGAGCGAGGACGACTTCCCCGACAGCAACGAGGCCTTCGGCGTCATCGATCCGCCGCAGGACCTGATCGACCGGCTGATCCTGATCCATCAGGGCGGTGGCAAGCTCAACGGCAACCTGACCGATGTGGGCGCCCTTGATGAGGTGCTGGTCGATCCGCGGGTGGTGCCGATGACGCCGGCCGCACGCGCCGCCTTCCGGGCGCTGGATCAGGAACTGGTGGGCAAGTTGCGCACATCCCGCGGCACCGGCTTCTCATCCATCCTGGCGCGCATCGAGGAGAACGCGACCAAGCTCGCGCTGATCCGTGCGGTGTCGCGCGACCCGGTGGATCCACAGATCGAGGACCATGACGCCCGCTGGGGGATCATGCTCTCCCGCCACTGCGCTGAGCTCACCATCCGTGAGGCCTCAGCCCGGGTGTCCGAGAACCTGGTCGAGCAGCAGCACAAGCGGGCGCTGCAGATCCTGCGCGATGCCGGTGCTGCCGGCATGTCCAAGAGCGACTTCACCCGGCGCACGCAGTTCATGGACCACCGCCAGCGAGACGGCGTGCTGCGCACGCTGAGCGAGGCTGGGCTCATCGAGGTTGGGCCCTTGCAGACGGGCGGGCGGCCCAGCGTCTGGATCAGGTTGACCGCGCCGTGAGCAGCACCGCCTTGACCCTCATGCACCCCCGGCCTACAGCCGACGGGGGCTTCTTTCACTTTTCACTTCTTTCAATTTCAGAGCCTGGAGACACACATACATCCACTGGGGGTCCCAGAGACCCCCCTGGCCTCGCGTGCGCGCGCGAAGCCCGTGGAGACCAGACAGAGACAGAGAGAAGCATCTATAGATTGAAAGATGAAATATTGAAATATCTAGAGACTCTGTCCCTCACGGGCTCCAGGCTTGAAAGATGAAGTATTGAAAGAACCCATCACCGCACATGAAGGAGCCGCCCGAGCCCTGACCCGGCCGTGCCAGCGCTCCTCCAGGTCGATCCACCGATCCCTTGGAGGACGCCATGTCACCTGCTACGTCGATCCCGCCGCCCAATGGCGGTAGCCCCATCCTCGCCATCGACCTGGGCCAGCGCACCGGCTGGGCCCTGTGCGTCGCCTCGGGCGTGATCAGTTCGGGCACCGAGCTCTTCAGGCCCGGCCGCTTCGAGGGCGGTGGCATGCCGATGCTGCGGTTCGCGGCCTGGCTGTCCGAACTGCACGCCGTGGCTGGGCCGATCGCCCTCGTGTACTTTGAGGAGGTGAGGGCGCACAAGGGCACGGCCGCTGCGCACGCCTACGGCGCCTTCCTCGGCCAGCTGTCGGCCTGGTGCGAGGGAAACGCGGTGGCGTACCAGGGTGTGCCGGTGGCCACCATCAAGCGCCACGCCACGGGCAAGGGCAACGCCGGCAAGGAGCAGGTCATCGCGGCCATGCAGGCCCTGGGGTTCCGCCCGGGCGACGACAACGAGGCGGACGCGCTGGCGGTCCTGCACTGGGCGCTGGCGCAGCAGGGGCGCGGAGGGCTGCGTCATGGCTAAGCGGCGCGCAGACAAGGTCGCCGCCCCGGCCCTTCGGCATGGGGACCTCGTGAGCTTGCCCGGCGGGCGGGTGGGGGAGTGGCTGAGCATCAAGGAGCAGCGCAGCACGTTTCGCACGGAGCACTTCCGCTGCGTGGACTCGCTCGGGCTGCTGCTTCGCAACCGCACCATCACTGCAGAGATGCATGACGCAGGCCAGGATTTCGCCAAGACCTTCGTTGCTGCCCACCTGGACAGCGTGGGGACTCTTCGCATGGACGGGATGCCCAGAACCCAGTGGCAAGACAGCATCCCTGAGCGCCGAGCCTGGGCCCGAAAGCGGATCGGTCAGGCCCTGGATGCCGTAGGCGGCGTTGCGAGCCCTGGTGGCTGCGCGGTGTGGCACGTTGCCGGCTTAGGTCGCAGCATCAAGGAGTGGTCTGGCGTTGCCGGCTGGAACGGGCGCATCCTCAACCAATACGAGGCCAAGGGCATCCTGGTGGCGGCGCTGGGTATGCTGGCCGTTCACTACGGCTACATCCGACCCCCTCGCGCAACCGACCCCAATTGAGCGTTGACGCGTATGTATCGATGGCGTATAGTTATGCCAATCGCTGAAGTTGCGCCCGCACGGATTTCCCTGCGGGCGTTTTCGTTTGCGCGGCACCCACCGACCACATCGGTTCGCCTCGGGCAGATCAGCCCAGGCAAGACGGGTCCTTCCTCAAGGAAGTGCAATGCGGGGGGCGCGAGCGCGGCATCCGTCTAGCGTCTGCCTGCAAACCAAGGTTTGCACCAGTTTGCGGTTTGCATCCTGATTCGCTCCGAGCCCGCCAATGGCAATAGCCTTGGCGGGCTCATTCCTTTGACAAACAGGGTTCCGAGTTTCCGGCCAGAGCATGTCCCTGCCGAAATGATCAACCGCCGCCTTTCCGTCTGGAAGTACGAAGGAATAGCCCAATGAGTTCCTGGCTTGCCGAAAGCATCGCCCAGTGGCCGATTGAGAAACTGATTCCCTACGCCCGCAACGCCAGGACCCACTCCCCGGAGCAGGTGGCGCAGATTGCTGCCTCGATTGCGGAGTTCGGCTTCACGAACCCGATCCTTGCGGGCGGTGACGGCGTGATCGTGGCCGGGCACGGAAGGCTGGCTGCTGCCCAGAAGTTGGGGCTGGACCTCGTGCCGGTCGTCGTGCTGGATCACCTAAACCCCGCCCAGCGCCGCGCACTGATCATTGCGGACAACAAGATTGCCGAGAACGCTGGATGGGACGATGAGCTCCTGCGTCTTGAGCTGACCGATCTGAAGGACGCCGACTTCGATCTGTCTCTCACAGGCTTTGACGCCGATGCGCTCGCCGAACTGTTGGTGGGCGATAAGCCCGATGGGATTGGGCAGACTGAGGACGATGCTGTACCGGATGTGCCAGATGCGCCCTTATCCCGGCCTGGCGACATCTGGCTTCTGGGCAGCCACAGGCTGTTCTGTGGTGATTCCACCGTGGCCGAGAGCTACGAGGTAGTTCTGGACGGCGAGCCGGTGGACATGGTCTTTACCGATCCGCCGTACAACGTGAACTACGCCAACAGTGCCAAGGACAAGATGCGCGGCAAGGATCGAGCGATCCTGAACGACAACCTGGGTGACGGGTTCTACGATTTCCTGCTGGCGGCGCTGACGCCGACCGTCGCCCATTGCCGGGGCGGCATATACGTGGCGATGTCCTCCAGCGAACTCGACGTGCTGCAGGCCGCCTTCCGCGCCGCAGGTGGCAAATGGTCGACCTTCATCATCTGGGCGAAGAACACCTTCACGCTGGGCCGCGCCGACTACCAGCGCCAGTACGAGCCGATCCTGTACGGATGGCCGGAGGGGGCGCAGCGCCACTGGTGCGGCGACCGTGACCAGGGGGACGTCTGGAACATCAAGAAGCCTCATAAGAACGACCTGCACCCGACGATGAAGCCGGTGGAGTTGGTCGAGCGCGCGATCCGCAATTCGAGCAGGCCTGGGAACCTGGTTCTTGACCCCTTCGGAGGATCGGGAACGACGTTGATTGCTGCTGAGAAATCGGGTCGCCAGGCGCGATTGATTGAACTCGATCCGAAGTACGTCGATGTCATCGTCCGGCGCTGGCAGGACTGGACGGGCAAGGTCGCCGTTCACGGCGTCACGGGTGAACCGTTCGACACCGGACAAGCACAGGTTGATTCCGAACCCGCCTTAGCTTCGGGGTTAGGAAAGTGAAGACGGCTCCACGTTTGCATCCCCTGGCAATCGGGCGGACTAGAGCCAAGGACAGTTTCGGTCACCAGATCCTGGCCACGTAGCGTGCGTAATCCCCGCCCGAGGGATCGACCAAGAGGGTCGGCCGATCCGGCGCGCAGACCTCCACGCAAAGCCGGCGGTCCTGGGCGTACCCGCCCTTGCCAGCCAGCCAAGGCTGGGAGGCCAGCAAGTGCATGGCGAAGCCATCGAAGGCCGACGAAGTCAAGCGGATCGTCTCGGTGACAAAGACGGGCTCGGCTGGTCCATCCCCGGCACCGCCCACCTCGGCAAGCCGCGCAGGCTTGCGGGTGAAGGCCAGGTGCAGCCCGATGTCCTCGACCTGAACGGGCCGGCCATCGAACTCGATGGTCACGGACTGGCGTGCGGGCGTGGTGGCGTCTTGGGATACCACCGGGTTCATGCCGCGATCCGGTAGATGCGCTGGCCGCCTTGCGCCTTCTCCGAGGCCAAGGCCAGGCCGAGCTTCTTCTTGAAGGCACCGGCAAAGGTGCCGCGAACCGTGTGCTGCTGCCAGCCCGTGGCCTCGCAGATCTGCGCGATCGTGGCGCCCTCGGGGCGCTTGAGCATCGCGATCACCTGGGCCTGCTTGCTGTTGTCGCGCGTACGGCGCTGCGCGGGCTCGGTGTCCGCGGCATTCGTGCCAGGAGCCTCGACCTTGGGTGGCTCGACGCCTAGGGCTGCGTAGCCCGCGGGCGCGATCACCAGGTCGGCGCCGGCCTGCTCGATCAGGGCCCGGGCGCGAAGCCCATCGAGCACCTTGGCGCGGGCGCCGCCCTTGATGTGTTCGGGGAACCATTCGATTCGGCCGGCTGCGTGCTGGTGTGCGTAGGCCAGGATGGCGTGCTGTGCAGGGGAGAGGTTGGTTTTGGTCACGGTGCGCTCCTTGATTGGGTTGGGTTGCGACATGGAGCATTCACGCTCTGTTTGGGACTGAAGCCAAGCGATATCTGCGCAACTCATCACTTAAAGATTGAAAGGTCCGGGAACCTCCCGATGGGCATCTCGATACGCGCATACGCCAGACATCGGGGTGTGACCGACACCGCGGTCCATAAGGCGATCCGGGCCGGCCGAATCACGCCAGAGGCCGATGGAACCATCGACATTGGCCGCGCGGACAGCGAGTGGGTGCGCAACGCGGAGCCGCCCAAAGGAGGCACGCGCGCCAAGGCGATCAAGGTCGCCGTGCCGGAGGCCGTCGATGCGAGCAGCGGTGGTGGCGCCGCGCTGCCCGCGGGCGGAACGTCGCTGCTTCAGGCGCGCACCGTCAACGAGGTGGTGAAGGCACAGACCAACAAGGTGCGGCTGGCCCGACTGAAAGGTGAACTGGTGGATCGCCCGCAAGCGATCGCCCACGTGTTCAAGCTCGCACGGGCCGAACGCGATGCATGGCTTAACTGGCCGGCGCGAATCTCTGCGCAGATGGCCGCCAGGCTCGGCATCGAGCCGCACACGATGCACGTCGCGCTAGAGGCTGCCGTGCGCGAGCACCTGCAGGAACTTGGCGACATGCGCCCGCGGGTCGACTGATGATGGATCTCGACTACGAAGGCGCCGAGGAAGTAGAGCGGGCTTGGCGGGAGGGGCTCACGCCCGATCCGTTGCTCACCGTGTCCGAGTGGTCCGATCGCCACCGCGTTCTGTCGAGCAAGGCATCGGCCGAACCGGGCCGTTGGCGTACCAGTCGCACGCCGTACCTCAAGGCGATCATGGACTGCCTGTCGCCGACCTCACCGGTCGAACGTGTGGTGTTCATGAAGGCCGCTCAGCTTGGCGCGACGGAGATGGGTTCGAACTGGATCGGCTACGTGATCCACCACGCCCCCGGTCCGATGATGGCGGTGTGGCCGACGGTGGAGATGGCCAAGCGCAACTCCAAGCAGCGGATCGACCCGCTGATCGAGGAGTCTGGCGTCCTGGCTGAGTTGATCGCTCCGGCGCGCAGTCGCGACTCTGGCAACACGATCCTGGCCAAGGAGTTCCGAGGTGGTGTGCTGGTGATGACCGGCGCCAACAGCGCGGTCGGCTTGCGATCGATGCCGGTGCGCTACCTGTTCCTTGATGAGGTCGACGGGTATCCGCTGGACGTCGAGGGCGAGGGCGATGCGATCTCGTTGGCCGAGGCACGCACCCGAACCTTTGCGCGCCGCAAGATCTTCATCGTCTCCACCCCGACCATCTCTGGGGCGAGTTCGATCGAACGGGAGTACGACGCCAGTGACCAGCGGCGCTACTTCGTGCCGTGCCCGCACTGCAGTCATCGGCAATGGCTGCGGTTCGAGCAACTGCGCTGGGAAAAGGGCGCGCCGGAGACAGCGGCCTACGTTTGCGAGTCATGTGACACGGCAATTGCCGAGCATCACAAGTCCTGGATGCTGGAGCACGGCGAGTGGCGGGCGATGTTTCCCGATGGGAACGGCAAGACGGCGGGTTTTCACTTGTCCTCGCTGTACAGCCCCGTCGGTTGGCGCAGTTGGAGTGACATCGCCACCGCATGGGAGGCAGCCGTCAGCAAGGAGTCCGGGTCTGCCGCTGCCATCAAGACGTTCAAGAACACCGAACTCGGGGAGACCTGGGTCGAGGAAGGCGAAGCGCCCGATTGGCAGCGCTTGATCGAGCGGCGGGAGGACTACCCCGTCGGCACAGTCCCCTCTGGTGGACTGCTGCTGGTGGGCGGCGCCGACGTGCAGAAGGATCGGATCGAGGCATCCGTTTGGGCGTTCGGCAGAGGCAAGGAGTCCTGGCTGGTCGAGCACCGGGTGCTGATGGGCGACACGTCCCGCGATGCAGTGTGGAGCAGTCTGGCCGACATGCTGGACGAGACCTGGACCCACGCATCGGGCGCGGCCATGCCGCTGGTCCGATTCGCACTCGACACCGGCTTTGCGACGCAGGAAGCCTATGCCTTCGTGCGATCGCGTCGAGATTCGCGGGTGATGGCGGTCAAGGGCGTGGCCCGTGGGGCAGCCCTGATCGGGACGCCGACGGCCGTGGACGTCAGCCAAGGGGGCAAGAAGCTGCGTCGAGGCGTGAAGGTGTATTCGGTGGCGGTCGGTATCGCCAAGCTCGAGTTCTACAACAACCTGCGCAAGAGCGCGGACGTGGGCGAGGACGGTGTCCAGACGGCTTTTCCTGTGGGCTACGTGCACCTGCCCAAGATCGACGCGGAGTTCATCCAGCAACTGTGCGCCGAGCAGCTGATCACGCGCCGCGACCGCAACGGATTCCCCGTCCGGGAGTGGCAAAAGATTCGCGAGCGCAACGAGGCGCTCGACTGCTACGTCTACGCCCGTGCCGCCGCATCAAGTGCCGGGCTGGACCGCTTCGAGGACCGCCACTGGCGGGAACTAGAGCGCCAACTCGGGATGGCGGGTCCTCCGGACCAGCCAGCACCGATTCAAGTTTTCGAGCCAGACGAGGCCACCCACCGAGGTGGCCTCTCTGTTTCTGCAACCGCATCAAGGCGGCGTGTCATCAAGAGCCGCTGGCTGTCCTGATGTCCTAACCCCGAGGAGTTCCGTTCATGAGTCTTGCCACCCGCATCGAGAGCCTGGTGATCCGGGTCGCCCAGGAGTTCAACGATGTCCGGGCGACTGCTGGCAACCTGGCCAGCTTGTCCACCGCGGACAAGTCCAGCCTGGTCGCCGCCATCAACGAGCTCAAGGCCGCCCTCATCACGGCCACTGCGATTGATGACGCGGTAGTGGCGACCACCACGACCTACTCGTCCAACAAGATCGTCACCTTGCTGGATGCGCTGAAGGCGGAGATCTTGGGCGGCGCGGACGCTGCTTACGACACGCTGGTGGAGATCCAGCAGCTGCTGCAAAACGGGACCAGCGGTCTGGACGCCTTGCTGGTGGCCATCAACTACCGGGTTCGGTTCGACGCAGCGCAAACCCTGACCGTGGCTGAGCAGCTGCAGGCCCGAACCAACATCGGTGCAGTGGCCAGTGCGGACGTCGGCAACACAGACACCGACTTCGTGGCCATCTTTGATGGCGCCCTGGTCTGATGAGCCTGAGTTCAGCCATCGCTGCCCTGGCCAGCCGGATCGGCATCGAGGTGAAGTCCAAGATCGATGCCGACCATCCAGGAGTGGCGCGGGCCTGGGTGAGCTTTGGCTACGTCAATGGCGAGGTGGTCATCGCTGGCGCCTACAACGTGGCCAGCGTGGTTCGCACGGCCGTCGGCCGTTACCGCATCCACTTTGCAGTCGTCCTTCCGGACGCCAGCTACTGCTGGACGGCACTCGTGCGCAGCAGCACCAACAGCGGCACCCAACGCGCGGCCATCGTCCGATCGACCTCGGACCTGAAGACCGACCAGTTCGTCGACATCTCCTGCGCGACCGCCCAGGCCTCGTTCGACGACTCCTCCGAAATCAACCTCGTGGTCTACCGCTGATGGCCTACACGGAAGTCCAACTCCAGGCTCTCCAGTTGGCCCTTGCCAAGGGTGAAAAGCGCGTGACCTTCGGCGACAAGACCGTGGAGTACAGGACGGTGGAGGAGCTTCGTACCGCTATCCGCGAAGTGCGCCGGGGACTGCTGCAGCAAGCGGCCGAGACCGGGCTGATGCCAGGTGCTCCGCGCCAGATCCGGGTGACGACCTCCAAGGGGTTCTGATGGCCTGGTACTCGAGACTCAAGAGCCTCTTCAGTCAGCCACCCGCCCATGAGGCTGCGGGACGGGGACGGCGTTCGGTGGCCTGGATGCCCGGCAACCCCGGGGCGGTCGCCGCCATGCTGGCCACCAGCGCCGAGCTGCGGGTCAAGAGCCGCGACCTGGTCCGCCGCAACGCATGGGCGCAATCCGGCATCGAGGCCTTCGTGGCCAATGCCGTGGGTACTGGGATCAAGCCCCAGAGCCTGTCCACGGACGAGGCGTTCAAGACCCAGGTGCAGGCCCTGTGGCGCGACTGGACCGAGGAAGCTGACGCCGCTGGCCAGACCGACTTCTACGGGCTGCAGGCGCTGGCGTGTCGCGCCATGATGGAGGGCGGCGAGTGCCTCATTCGGCTGCGACCACGACGTCCGGAGGATGGTCTGGTCGTTCCCCTGCAGCTTCAGTTGCTGGAGTCTGAGCACCTGCCGATCAACCTCAACACGGACTTGCCTTCAGGCAACGTGGTTCGGTGCGGCATCGAGTTCGACAGTCTGGGGCGCAGGGTCGCTTACCACCTGTACCGATCCCATCCTGAAGACGGGCGCCTAGCGCCGATGTCAGGCCAAGGGGGCATCGACACGATCCGAATCCCGGCGGCCGAGATCATTCACCTGTACCGCGTGCTGCGTCCCGGCCAGATCCGGGGAGAGCCCTGGCTGTCGCGAGCCCTCGTGAAGCTCAACGAGCTCGACCAGTACGACGACGCGGAGCTCGTGCGAAAGAAGACCGCTGCGATGTTCGCCGGCTTCGTGACCCGTCAGAACCCCGAGGACAACCTGATGGGCGAAGGCGCAGCCGACGCCAACGGTATTGCCCTCGCCGGACTTGAGCCCGGGACGCTTCAGATCCTTGAGCCCGGGGAGGACATCAAGTTCTCCGACCCCGCTGACGTCGGTGGCTCCTACTCGGAGTTCCTGCGCACGCAGTTTCGGGCGGTAGCAGCTGCCATTGGCGTGACCTATGAGCAGCTGACGGGCGATCTGACGGGCGTGAACTACTCGTCCATTAGGGCTGGGATGCTGGAGTTCCGACGCCGCTGCGAGATGGTGCAGCACGGTGTCCTGGTGCATCAGATGTGCCGTCCGGTGTGGGCGGCGTGGATGAAGCAGGCCGTCTTGGCGGGGGCGATTGACGCCCCGGGCTTTGCCCGTGGCGGACCTGCTCGTCGTCGCCAGTACCTGCAGGTGAAGTGGATTCCCCAGGGCTGGCAGTGGGTCGACCCGGAGAAGGAATTCAAGGCGATGTTGCTGGCCATCCGCGCCGGTCTCATGAGTCGCTCCGAGGCTATCTCGGCTGCCGGCTACGACGCTGAAGACGTCGACCGGGAGATCGCCGCCGACAACCAGCGCGCTGACGACCTCGGACTGGTCTTCGACTCCGACCCTCGCCACACCTCCAAGAGCGGCACCGCTCAGGGCCGTGCGACGGGGGATGGTGATGTTGCGTCTACCGATGGCGCTGATGACGCCACACAAGACAGCAGTCGATCCACTGCCTGAAGGATTTCCATGACCCTGTTGCCGCATTTGGCGGCACGCCTTTTCGGTGTGCCGCTGGCGATCCATCGCCCAAAACTTGACGTGATCCTGGCCGTCCTCGGCCCGAGAGTCGGCGTGCCCGACCTGGCTGCTCCGGCGGGCTTCTCACCACCGACCCGCTCAGCGTCCCCGCAGACGCCGGGGGTGGCGGTCATTTCTGTCCATGGCACCTTGGTTCGCCGCACCGTGGGGCTGGAGGCCGAATCGGGCCTGACCAGCTACGCCGCACTGGCGGCCCAGTTGGACGCCGCCCTGGCCAGCCCCGACATCCGCGCGATCTTGCTGGATGTCGATTCGCCGGGTGGCGAGTCGGGTGGCGTGTTCGATCTGGCCGACCGTATCCGAGCGGCGACCAAGGTCAAGCCGGTCTGGGCGGTGGCCAACGACATGGCCTTCTCAGCAGCCTACGCGCTGGCGTCTGCGGCGAGCAAGGTGTTCGTCTCCCGCACGGGCGGGGTCGGCTCGATCGGTGTGATCGCCATGCACATCGATCAGTCCGAAAGAGACCTGCAGGACGGCGTTCGCTACACCGCTGTGTTCGCA